GATGTTCTAATGAACCCAAACGTTCCACCTTTACGCGACAATAGAGTATTCAATAATACCTCAGACCCAAGAGGCATTCCTATAAACATTTCCACTACTGCGGTAGATAGTGATTATAGACAAGTAGGCATATTGACACGCGTGGGTGGACATGAATTGATACTTCCACTTATAGGAAGACCATTAATGGTGGCTAGAGACAAGTGGAACTTTTATACGATGAAAGATTCTAACAGCATGATTAAGTTACCTATCACATTCAAAGGAAAAAGTTGTACGAATGAGTATGGTTGTGACAATTTGTATAATGGAGATAATGTCTACGTGGAAGGATATAATGACTTGTTTAAAGTGACAGTCTATGATACAAAAGTAATGAAATATATTCCGTATTTATAATAATAGTGTTTTATGATGATAACAAATGAACCGTTGCAGCACAAATATCATCTCGGTCCGTCATAACAACTCCTGCATTTCTTATATCGTCTTTCCATATATATACCCAAGGTTGTTGCCATCGTTCAAGTGCTTTGCTAACTAGTTGTGTGGCATCTGTAATAGGTGAACTCACCCACATTCGGTCGGCATTTGTTTCACTCATAACATCCCACAATCCGTCGGAACCACCTACTAGTTTATACGTTTTTCCTTTTACTAGCTTGTATAAAAGGTTATTATCGCAATCTCCACATACGTTGTCGTGTCCGATCACTTGTGTAATTGCTATTTTATCTTTTATAGTTGAACACGTCTTTAGGCTAAAAATGCAATAAGGATTGTTTACCATAGTCATTTGTGTGTCGTTTAATGCTTTGATTTGGTGACTGTGCTGAATGGTATATGAAATATTTTGCGTTTTAAGTCGTTCTTTTTCGCATTCATCCATTACCGAAAAGTTTCGTGTAGACGCCACAAGAAACCCATCTTCATATAATTTAATTAAACTATCCCCACGCCACCACATTTTAACGTCCATCGGTGAAATACAAGCAATACTAATGGATGCTCCAATACCTGCAGTAGATACAAAAGCTTGGTCTATCATTTTTACAATATGGCGCACCGGGTCGATAGTTAGATGAGTGGCAATCGTACATTCGTCTACAATAGATACCCAATCCAATTTTTTCAACCAAGTCACTAAATCAGGTGTATTTGGTGGGAGAGGTACGTGATGGCGTCCGTGCCCGTCGACAATAATCATCCATATATTTTCACTGTGGGTAATTACATTCGCATAGTCTTGGTTTTTTTCGTTCGGTTCAACTTTGAAACTCGTGTACGGGTTCATCTTGTATAGTATAGGTGCTTTTTTATTTTAGTTGTTTAACTATTTCAATTTTATATAATACCCTACAATATAAAATTGAATTAAATAATATTACAGTTATTAGTATGAATATAATCTCTCTTATTACTCCAAATGGACTTTACCAAGTTATCCAAAAAAGACCTTTTGACAATGTGCGAAGAGAAGGGATTGACAAAATTAAAATCTAAAAACAAAGACGAACTAATCGTTCTTCTTCAAAAAGACACTACCAAAGATTTATCCACCACCATAGACATTCAAAACATTAACGGTTTAGATTACTTGAATACCATAACCAATAATAGCGTGGATTTGATTTTGACTGACCCTCCATATATCATATCCAAAAATAGCGGTATGAACGAACATTATAATACTGTGAAATTTAATGAAGATAATGATATTGTAGAAGTTAAAACGCAAGAAGAATGGGAAGAATATAAGAAAGCCACCGGATTAGAAGACGACAGCAAAAAAGAAAAATATATGAAATATGGTTCTATATATGGAAAAAAATATTGTGTAAAAACAGATTATGGAAATTGGGATAGTGAATTTACGATGGAGATGTTAGACCAATTTATATGCGAGTATTATAAAAAATTAAGAAAAGGTGGAACATTAATAATGTTCTTTGATTTGTGGAAAATAACAGAACTGAAAGATTTATTGGAAAAACACAAATTCAAACAAATTAGATTTATTGAGTGGATTAAAACCAATCCTCAACCAAGAAATAGCAAAGTAAATTATCTAACGAATTGTAGAGAGATTGCTTTAATTGGGGTTAAAGATGGAAATCCTACATTCAATAGCTCATATGATAATGGTATATATATGTATCCGTTGCAAGGTGGAAAAAACAGGTTTCATCCAACTCAAAAAAGCTTGGTTTTATTTGAAGACTTGATAAAGAAACACTCAAAAGAAAATGACGTTGTATTAGATACCTTTTTAGGTTCCGGTACTACCGCTATCGCTTGTAAAAATACACAGCGAACCTTCAAAGGTTGCGAAATATCAAAAGAATATTATGATAAAATATTAGAAATATTATGAAACCAAATCCACTATCTCAAAATGGACTTTAAATAAACTCAATAACTTTTCAAAAGACCAACGAAATTTAATGCAGTCACGTCGGTTATGTACTTGAAATTCACCGATGGTAACACCATTTACAACAATAGATGAACTTTCATTCCATTTTTTTTGTTTGATATTATGGGTAAAGGCTACCTCGTAATTCATCCATTCGATCGGTTCTTTCAATCGTACAAATAAAAGTGCGTTGGTGTGTTTGTTATAATATACGATGGGACAATCAAATGTATTCAAAGCATAATGTTGCAGTAAAGTATGTATGTTTGTTTCAATATATTGTTTGATTTGTTCTACTGTATTCAACGTATCTATGTTTAAGAATTCGCAAAATTTTTTTTTGGTTGGTTGTCCTATCACTTGGGGACAAACCTTAGCATTTTTTTTTGTGGTTTTTGCACTCAAATAAAGTTTGTTATCTTCCGCACTTACAAAATCGTATTTACTTCCATTTTTTGCGATGTGTTTTAATGTATGCGGGAAAACCGTTTGAAGTTTATGTAATTTTGATTTTATTTCGGTTGCTTTTTCAACGCTATATTTGTATTTACCATCGTATTCAATACCGTACAACAAGCAAATCGCCATTTCAAACATCTTCCCCAAATCTTCTGTTAACACCTTTTGCGGTTTATTCACAATAGGTTCCACAGCGGGTATATAGTACACGACTACAAGCTTTTTAAGCTTTTTAATGGTATTCATAGTAGCATTCAGTTGCGCTCACACCAAAACTAGTGAAAGTATTTCAATTTTTATGTATATACCTTAGTATATTATGTATTAACCTTCTTTAATAAAAAAATGAAATAGAAAGCATTTTAATATAGATAATCATATCACACTATGGCATATAACCACGCAAACGAAACAACCCATAATTCCATGACTGAAGTTGCTATAACCCTCATTAATAATAAACATATACAAAAACAAAAAAGAGACATTTGGGAGACTAGTCCATGGAAATATATTAGTGAACTTGAAAATGATGATGTTGGTGGTGTTGGTGAGGAAATTATTGATGCTTGGTGTAAAAGATCAGGAATTGTTTCAGATATTGATGGTACTAAAACAAAACAAGCAGGTGGCGGAATAGGAGACGGGAAAATCAAGGGGAAAACTTGTGAAATAAAGACTGCTAGACTAGGGAGTTCAGGTAATTCATTTCAACATGAACTAGGTGAAGTGCCGTGGAAAGCTGAGTTTATGATATTCCTGGATATTGCTCCCAAAAAAATCTATATTACTATCTTTAAAAACTTTACACGAGAATTCTATGAAAAATCTGGACGTGATTGCGGTATTAAATGTGAACCATATTTCCCAACAAAGTCTATTACTTGGAGAAAACAAAAAGGAGCATTTAAATTAGATACTAGTATGAATATTAATGAAAAAAATAAATATACATTCATTATTGATGACCCGATTACCGATTATAATAAATTTAAATCTTTCGTAGACGAGATTATTCAATAAATTTATCAGTTATTTGTGATGATCGAATATTATATGCTGAATTTGTAGATAGAAATGCTACTTCAGACCAATCGATACTTTTAAATTTGGTTAAGTTATCTTCTTTATCTTTATTAAATACAATACCATACCCCTTTTTTCTAGGTAGATTATCAAAACAATCGTAATATTTCATATTTTCTTTACCAAAACATGTAGAAGGTATATAAGCATCACATTTATAAAACATTTTTTTATTTCGGGTTGTTGAAGAAGTTCCTCCATCCGATAGAGAATAAATTTTTATAGTATTATTTTCTTTTTTATTTATTACATAACTATCATTTTTGTGAAATTTAGACCATACCTGAAATATACATTGCACACTGATTTTTTTTCCATCCGGTGATTCAAATACACTATCTATTTTCTCACTATGTATTAGGTTTAATCCTACTACTCTTTTTCGCGGTACACCCTTACCATCACTTTCAAATAATTGTGGTAAAATAAAACATACATAATCCGCGAATGTACTAGAATGATTTATAAATTTTAATGCTAATTGACCTCTCAATCCAAATGGAGGATTTCCAATAACAATATATTTTTTACTTTCAATTGGGTTCCAATCAAGATAATCTTGTTGTATTATTTCATTAAATTTTGGTTCAATATCTAACCCAATTCTTTTACCAATAGGTAAGATTTTAAGAAAATATCCATTTCCAGCGGATGGTTCAATAAATGTATAATTTTTTTCTGAATCGTGATATTTTGTTAAAACAGCTTCAACCACAGAATAACAATATTCTGCAGTAGTATTCGGTGTAAAGAACTGGTCCTTTTCTTTATACGTAAATTTAGTGTAGTCGATATCTATTTTAGCTAATTTAAGCATCTCAAAGGTATATGGTTTTGGAACATTTTTTAAATCATACCATCTTTTTACAGTCCCTATTGCAACATTAAGTTCTCTTGCTATATCTGAGTAAGTTTTACTTTCTAAAAGTTTATTAAGAACAATATTCAAATCATACTTTACGGATTTTGAGGTAGGTTCCATAATACTTGTAATTATAATTATAGTTTTATACAACCTTCAATTTTTATTTAAAATTATAATGGTATAAAAATTGAAGGTTGTATAAAGTTTATCGTTATCAAAAGTAAAGATGAATAAACAGGAGCTTCTTGCAAAGTGTAAAACACTTGGTATTAAATGTGTTAGTGGTAAAAATAAACAAGAGTTATTAGATATTCTTACTTTACAACAAGAACTACCATCAAAACCAAAATCACATCCAATCTTTGAAGAATTATTGATTAAAATCCCAAAAGACAAACCCCGAAAAGTATGCAAAAATTGCCACGAACTAGGACACGGTGTATCCAGTACAGTATGTATTTTGAATGTTGATAAAAATGCCAAACTAAAACACAAAATAAAAGAATTTGTGTTGTCTCAAAATTGTTTGTCTGACAAAAGCACAGATGACTTATTTACCGATTTATGTGAAACCTTAGATATTACCCCTAACATGTGCAAGTCTTTGTATAACGAGATTCCAATTTGTGAGCTTTTAGACAGAGAGATAAATTTATCCGAATATATGGACCGTTTGTTAACTAAACCGTGCCAACAATGTAATAAACCGTTAAGAGCAATCCATTCGAATTCGAATCGTATATGGAAAGGACAAGAGATTTGCGATTCGTGTTGGTTTACATACGCAGAGGAGCGTGATGCGACGTGGACACTCGTAAAACAATATAGACCGATGATGTGTGTGATTTGTAACGCAATTCAGAAAAACATCGGTGAGAGATTTCATTACGACCATGTAAATATGTTTGATAAAAAAGATAGTATATGTACTATGGTAAACGAAGGTATTCCTATAGAGGACATTTATGCCGAAATAGACAAATGTCAAATATTGTGTCTATCATGTCATCATATAGTCACAGACATAGAAAATAAACTGGGGTTTACTAGAATAAAACAACATTTGACTAGAAGTTTAAACCAAGGCGACCTCACGGAGGAAGAATATGCTACCCAATCAAACCAGTATCAAAGCATGTATGAAAAGAAAATGAAAGACATTTATCATAATATGATTGATTACTACCCCAACGTTTGATTCGCTAATTTGTCTGCAAAATCATTTCCATGTGAATGAATATCTGTATTGTTTGTATGTGCTCTAATATGGATTAATTGAATGTTCTTCACATTTTTATACGTTTCATATGCTTTTTTCACTAATTCTTTATTGGGTATATCTACCGTCCAATATTGTTTACTACATTTCGCACCGTAATGGCTAGCACACTTTATCGCATATTCCGAGTCAGTCACGATGGCAATTTGCTTACCATTATCTACGTCACGTTTCACTATATAGTACGCGTATATGATTGCCATTAATTCTGCTACGTTGTTTGTTTGTTTGCCTTCTATTTTTTTTGATACATTACGAGAATCATCCATATCAAAAAAAATTCCAATTCCAGCACGTGCATTTGATTT